TGATAAAAAACCTGTTGGTGGAGTATAATAAAAATCACCAAAACCATTATCATCTGCATTACCACCTGCACTTATTCTTCCTGCAAATGTGCTATCTTGTCCAAAGTTCTGTGGATAATTTTCACTATTACTATCATTATAAGAACAAGTTATAGGAATCCAAGTTGAAGAAGGAATACTTGAATAACTTTCATTACTTCCTAAAGCAGGATTTGCACTATTATCCCATGTATTGTTTTTACCAAACCATATTTTTCCATTGTCAGCATCAAACGCACATTGCCAAACATCTCCTGAATCACCATCACTTAATGTCAAATCAGAAGTAGAACCATTATGTCTTTTTTGAGAATATGTTCCTGTATTTGTATAACAAACGTAAGAAGCTCCATAACTGCTAGTTGATTGACCTGGATAATCTCCTGCCTGTTGTTTTACAAATAATCCACTATCTATATCATATATACCACAAGGAAACCCATTACCACCTAAATCTTCATATTGATATGCTTCCCAATACCATTTACCTGAAGTCATACCATGTGTTCCTGCTGTTGTTCGCCAAGCACCTGCTGTATGAGTAAATAAAAGATTACCCTCACTAAATGTACCTGAATTAGGCTGTGTTAAAGGATTTAAAGTACAAAAATTTCCACTACTTGCCATATATAGTATTTCCTTTCATATTAACTACCAAATGTAGGACTATCAAGAACTTGATGGTCTGCACCAAGTCCATTTGTTGAAAAATCATTGTTATTTCCAGAGCTGTCATTACCTAAATCACTTGCATTTTCAAATTTTAATCTGAACCCATTATTTCCATATGTACCTGAATAATCAATAGGTATCCAAACACCATTTTTAAATTCACCAAAAGATGTAGGAGAAAGTTGTTGCCCATCTACACCAATAAATTCTGCTAAATATAAATCAGGTTGTATAGTAACACCAGTATTATGTCCAAAATATAAAACCTGACTATTTTTATTATAGCTAAAATTAGAATCTTGAGTTACTGTACCATCAAAACCAGAACTTGTATCTTCTACTCCATTAACATAAACTTTAACTCTATTTGCATTAGTTCCTTGAGTTGTATCTACTGCTAATACAAAATGATACCAACCATGAGTATCTCTAAAAACACCATCACTTTCAAAATTTTCTGCATTAGCATTAACAGAAAATGTAAGCTTATCAGAAGTTACAAATCGACTATTTATTCCACCACCATCATAAGTAAAAAGAAGTTGTTGATTTGTACTTAGTATACTTCTTTTAACCCAAAAACTAAAAGTTCCTATTTTTTGATTTGTTGATGTTCCATTTGTTTTATTAATATAAGAATTACTAGCAACTCCATCAAATCTACAGCTTTGCTCTATCTGATATGAATAAAATCCAGCAGTAGCTCCAGCACCACTAAACCATTTTTCATTTGCCACCATCAGCTAAAAGCCAGTTGAGGTGTCGATAAAAGAATACTATTATCAGCTTTAATAAGATATGCAACGACATCATAAGCTGAATTTGTACTTGATAAAGTTAAACCAGCACCCCCTACAGTTTCATAATCACCATGTAGGCTAACTGTTCCAGCACTACCACTTGAAGGCTGTATAAATACTATAATACCAGTTTGCCCTACGTTCCCAGCTTCAGTACTAGGTTGTGCAAGTGTGTTAGCACCAGAACCTAAAGTAAGTATGAAATTTTGGTTTGTATCAAAGTCTAATGTTTTGCTAGTAGAAATTGTTGCTGTTTCAGTCTTTGGAATATTTACTTTATTACTTAATGTTCCAGTAGATACTAAAGAAACTAGAGTTGAATTTGCTCCGTCTGGTAATAATAATTCATTTGTTACTGATGCTGAATGTGGTTGTGCCTTCACAATTTGACCATGTGAGTTATTTTCGCAATTAAACTGTATTGCACCAGAATTAGTGTTTCCTCTTACAGTTACATGACCAGTTCCTTTAGCTTCAATATCTAAATCAATATTACTATCCCCACCAGTTGCACTCAACTTTGGTGGATTACCAGTTGCAGAGTTTGTTATATCAAATTGATTTACTGCTGAAGATGTTTTTTGAAATATAATAAGTTCGTTTCCATCATCATCATTAATTCCATGTGCATCATCAAATTGAATATTTCTGCTATTAGTATCTAAATCACCCCCTAGCTGTGGTGTTGTATCATTTACTAAATCTGATTGGCTAGTACTATCTATAAAGTTTATAGTGTTAGCAGATGTATCTACAGTTGCAAATGAAATATCATCTGAACCATCAAAAAATTTAATCTCCAAACTATTAGAAGCTGAGTTGGTTGTATCTAACCATAGTGTTCCTACAACTGCACCACTAGGTCTTGATGTTCCACTGTGCATGGAATTTAATGCTCCCAGAGCATTATTTAAATCACTCCTAAAACTAGGAAATGATTGGTTTGCTATGTTCATGTCATGTTGTGCCATAATTATTTATACTCCTTTTAGAATCCTTTTGCAATAAAATCAAATGTTTTTGATACTCCAGAATTTGAACTATTAAAAAATGCTACATCAAAACCAGTAATCGCCTTGTTACTAACTGTAAAATAATCTCCAGTTGCCATACCTTGAGCAGTTACTCCTACAGCATAATTAGTTGTTTTGAAAGGTTTGTCAAATGCTATTGACTTTGTACTTGTTCCAGAAACGATATCGTTACCACTAAATATTCTGTCTTGCATATCAAGAGTTACACTCACTTGAGATACTACTGGTGTTGATGCGTTATCTCTTGAAATTAAAACAACTCTAAATTTATAATATCTTGCTTCATATTCGCCAATTACAAAACCTCTAAAATCTGTAAATGTTGTATTATCATCACTTGTTGCTATTTCAAGATGAGCATTACAATTAGCTGGGGTATCTCCGTCAAAGTTACTTGAAGCATCATCAAAATTTCCTGATCTTCCATCAAATAAATCGTCTGGGTTATCGGAGGTCTGTGTCATTGATGCTGTTATTCTTACAGTATGTTTTGCTCCTATATCAATTACATTTTCAAATTCATAGTTACCAGTTGATACAAAATCAAAATTACTAGCTCCTTGATCAAAGAATCTATCTGTATCATCATCAAAGTTTCCACTAGCAGAATCAAATAGTTCTGTACTATCTAACTCTATTGCACCATCTATTAAAATGGTATCTGTAAATGTACCTCCGAAAGTAGGGTGTTCTGATTGTGTAGCAATATTATTAAAATTAATTGCACTTGTTACATTCGATATGATAGCAGTTGCATTTGAACTAAAGTTTCCCAATTTATCGACTGCTTTAATTAAATAAGTTCCTTGTCGTACTGGTACAGATATTGATGTAGCTGGTCTTGATATTTTTTCTACTAATGCCACAGAGTTTTGCCAGTCAGCAGTTCCGTCAGTTTCTTCAGAAAACCTTAAATTATAAAAAGCTAAATCTAAATCTGTTACAGCTTCCCATGACAAATGAGCTTCTTGACCTGATACATTACAAGAAAAATCTGTTATATCTGAGGGAGGAGCTATCGCACCTACTATCTTCCTTTGAGCTGATACATACGTTGAAGATATACCAGCAGTACTTACAGCTTTTACTCTTACATCATACGTTTGCTGGTCAATCACATTTAAAACTCTATGATTTAATCCAGAGCCTTGAGCATATATTATAAAATCTGAATCTGTGCTGAGTTTGTATTCGACTTGGTAAAAATCTATAAAATTATCAGGAGATGCACCTACAGTAATATCCAAAGCTACAATAACTGTTCCATCATTATATTCTATCAGTTGATCTGATAAAGTTACACTAGCTGGAGGTTGTATTACAAAAGGGTTTGGTAATGTTGTTGTCGGTATACTTGCAACCTCTTGCTGTGTTCCAAAAGTATAAAAACTGTCTTGATGTTCAGAACATTGTAAAGATACTGTGTGGTCGCTGTTTACATTCATACCTTGTATTCTAAATGCTTTTGCTGAAAAACTTGGTGTTGCGTGAGTAATATTTACAACATCTCCTACTGCTAAATCCAATGCAGTTGCGTCAGCAGTAAGGCTAATGTCTAAACTTGACCTTGACCTCCTTAAAATAATTTCAGCCATCTCTTGAGCTTGATATGGACTGGTAAACATTGGAAAGTCAAATCTCCCTTCTAACAATAACCCTCCATCTGCTGTTTTCATAGTTGCGTGTTGATCTGCACTAGCTAAACCAGTTTCATCTACTGGAGGAAATTGTACTGTGTCTGATTGGTAATTTTTTTCAGGGTTGGTAAAGTTTACTATAACTCTATTATATCTTGAATTTTTGTTTTTACTGTTCACCGATATACCACCAATAATATTATCTTCAGTTAGTGTTATTGATGCAGAGCTGGTTGTTTCAACTAAAATATTATAGATACCTCCAGAGAAGTTTAAATAAGACCTAGACCCTCTTACAAATTCTTTTACATTATCTATAGCTTTTTTTGATGTATCTACTACTGTGTGGCTATCCATTAAATCTATCTGATTAGCTCCACTATAAGGGGTTATATTTGCATCACAAACATCTGTTGCAGTTTGCCAGTCTGCAAAGTTACTGTCAAAATAACTATTTGCTATACCCATTCCAAATCTATCGTTTCTTAAATAATCTAATAGTTGCAAAATAGGATTGTCTGAATATTCCCAAGTTGAACTTGTATCTGCTCTATGACTACCACTTCCACCAGTAACAGTACTATCTAAATTTGGATTATATACCTTCTTACCTTGTACTACTGCTTGAACTGTTGGTAATGAACCAAACTTGTCTTGATTCCATTCAAACCTAATAGCTAAGTAACATAAACCTCTTAATCTGTGGTTTGAAGTCCAAGAACTCAATGTAGATAATAATGAAGATGCAGTCTGGCTATCACTTCCAAAATGGGGTTCGCAAGTAATTAAACTTGATCCACTAAAAAAATTAGCATCTCCACTTCCTACAGTTATTTGTGTATTATCTGCAATATCTCCTGACCAGGTAACTTGATTATCATTTATAAATATAGCTGTTATGTCATTTACTTCTCCCTCACTTAATACTATAGCCATATATAAATATTGATTATCTGTTCCTGAAGTTTCTAGGAATACAACATTACCACCAACTTTTCTTGTTCCATATACTATTGGTATGTGAGCATTAGCATTAAATTTATTTACTAATACACCTCTATTTGTTTGTTCTGCTAAATTTTCTCCAAAATCAGGTATTTCAGGTTGTGGCATTAACCACCCTATAGCA